TCGTAAAAATCCCAATTACCGGGAAACTGTTTTGGCTTCGCAAAGCCAATCTTCTTCATAGTTTTGACTTTAGTAGCAATAAAGCATCCATCAAGGGCAACCACGTTACGCCAAGGACCAAACCAGTTAGGATAGCTATCTCGCATACGAACGCCCTGAAAAACCATACCGCTATGTAATCCTTTTTGCCGTCTGTACATGTCCCACCAGATAGCGTCTTTATCGAGATAAGTAGTTCCCGCAACTCCGACAAAACCAACTTTAGGGTCTGCAAGGTATTCCTCTAGTAATTTAGGGTAATCGTTACCGTCAGTGATAATTTCAATGTCATCATGACACATCACTATAATATCTTCATCAGCAGGTTTCAAGGTATCAAAACCAAGCTGATAGCCTTCAAACATAGAAGGTGCGTCATAAGCTATAAAATATGATTGTAGATTATTTAAAAGTAAGTATCTTTTAAGTCTTTCTAATGACTCAGGTTGCTTATTCTTTCTACTACATATTAATGTATGAATCATATAAAGAGATCATAGCATGGATGTCCAAAAAATAAAACAAGAATTTTTGAAATGTAAAAACGATCCTGTATATTTTACATCTAATTACGTTAAAGTTACACATCCGGTACGAGGTCTTGTTAATTTTCAACTTTATCCTTTTCAAAAAAAGTTGATGTCAGACTTTAAGAGTCACAGATTTAATATATTAAGAAAGTTTAGACAGGCTGGATGCACAACTACGGTAGCAGCTTTTGCTCTCCATTCCTGCATTTTTAATTCTCACTTTACAACGGTAATTTTATCTAAAGGTGATGCTGAGTCTACCGAAGTGCTGGAAAGAATTAGAGTTATGTATGAAGAGTTACCAGTTTGGTTAAAACCTAACGTAACTGAAATTAATAAACATAACATTAAGTTTGTAAACAACTCAGTAATTAAATCTAGACCATCTTCTAAACAATCAGGTCGTTCATTGTCCGCATCACTCTTGATTATTGACGAAGCTGCATTTATCGAGTATATTGATACAATTTGGGCAGCAGCTTACCCAGTCATTTCTACTGGTGGTTCTGTGATTGCACTATCCACAGTAAATGGTATTGGTAATTGGTTCTATAGAACGTATACTGACGCTATTAAGGGCGATAGTGAATTCCATGCCATAGACATCAACTGGAAGGATCATCCAGAATACAAGCGTCATCCTGAGTACGACTGGCTTTACGATCAGATGATAAACAGAGATCCACCGATTAATGTTGATAATTGGGAAATGATCACTAGGGCTAATTTAAATCATAAACAATGGCTTCAAGAATATGAGTGCGAGTTCCTAGGTACTGGTAATACCTTTATTGACGGTGAAATCTTAAAGCAACTACAAGAAAACATTAATCAAGAATATTGGACTAAGTACAACAATCGCATGAGAATCTGGAAAGGACCAGATCCTTCCCATGAATATGTTATAGGTGCAGATTGTTCTTTGGGTAGGGGCTTAGATTATTCGGCATTTCATATTATTGATGCCTATAATGGAGAGCAGGTAGCTGAATTTTATAGCAATAGGACCACTTTAAAAGATTTTGCTAAGATTTTAGCTGAAGAAGGTAAAATTTATAACTTGGCTCAGATACTACCAGAACGTAATTTAATAGGACATAATTTAATTTATTTCCTTAAAGACGAAGAAGAATACGAGAATTTATATTTAGATGACTCCAGAGAGGTCGGATTACAGTTAACAGACACTTTAAGACGACAAATACTGGTTAATATGGATGAAAGTATCCGTGCAATTAAAATTAAACTGAATTCTGAGCGCACTATTAATGAACTTTTAACTTTTATTATCGATGAGAGCAATAAATATATTGCAGATACCAATTGTAACGACGATTTAGTAATGTCATTAGCCTTAACTAATCATTGTTTAACTAACTTAATAGGGACAACCCCTATTGAAAGAAGAATACATGATACTAAAGATATGATGCCATTGCCAATAAACATTAGGAAGTACCCAATGAAGTCTACTAACGGTATTGCTGAGGAAGATATCTCATGGCTACTAGGAAGATAGACGAAGGTTATACTGAATTCGGTACGGGAACACCAGCATTTGGATCCCCATGGTTTCCTATAGGCCAAATTGGTAAGTTTTTTGCCAAGTTCTTTAGCACTAAAGGTGCTGAGGCAATAGCTCAACAATATCAACGGGATGGGTTAAATCAAACAATAGACAATTTAACACCTACACCTGAGAAGCCTAAAACTAATTTACATCCGTTAGCTGGTGATACCGTTGTAATGCCCGACACTTTGATGGGGTCGTTAGTATCGCCTTATCGTAAAAATGACCATATCAACATAACGCAATCCGAATACGATAGAAAACGTCGTTATAAGGAGTTTGAGGATATGGATAGTTATCCAGAAATCAGTTCTGCATTTGATATTTATGCTGATGATTCTACTCAAACGCACTTAGATGGATCTGAATGGCAGATTATTTCAGAAGATGAGTTAGCTAAAGAAGAAATTAAGGAACTTTTTGAGACAGTTAATCTTGATAGATTCCTTTGGGATATTATTCGCAACGTAGTTAAGTATGGCGATTGTTTTATTGAAATTGTTCCTGATTTAAAAAATATTAAAGCTGGTATTCAACGTATAAAAATATTAAACCCAAACTACATTTATCGTGTAGAGAATGAATATGGACACACAACAGACTTCTTACAAGAAATTCCATTAAGAGAAGACTGGGATAATTTCGGTGTTCAGGGTGATGTAATGAAAAACCGTCAAGTAATTCCACTTGACAAGAATCAAATCATTCATTTCCGTCTGCATACTTCCGATCCTTACTATTACCCATACGGAAAGAGCGTTGCAGCGTCTGCTAGACAGATTTATAGATCACTTAAGCTCATGGAAGATGCTATGTTGATCTACAGATTGAGCCGCGCACCTGAAAGACGTATCTTTTACCTCGACGTAGGGCAGCTTCCAGCCTCAAAAGCTGAAATGTTTTTAGAAAAACAAAAACAAAAGTTCAGAAAAGAGAAGTTTTACGATTACGGAACAGGAAATATTAACGCAAGATACAATCCAATGTCTGCTGACGAAGATTTTTTCGTTGCAGTTAATGGAAATCGCACCGGAACCAAGATTGAAACGCTAAAAGGAGCAGAAAATCTCGGAGAGACTGACGATGTTAAGTATTTCCGTGACAAATTACTTGCTGCGCTCAAGATTCCTAAGGATTACCTTGTTGAAAAAGACCAAGCACCTGAAAGAAAAGCTAATTTAGCTCAACTTGATGTTAAATTCTCCAGAGTCATATCTAGAATTCAAAGATCTATAGAAGTAGGACTAGAAACTTTAGCTAAAAGACATCTTTTAATTAGAGGATTTACTTATTATGTAACTAATAAGGTAAAAATTAAGTTACCTGAACCTTCAGACATGGCAGCTAAACGTCAGTTAGACATTGACGAGCAAAAAGCTAGGGTCGTGGGTGCTGTAAAGATGCTTGGTATATTCCCTCTTGATTACCTTTATAAGAATTATTATCAAATGAGTGATAATGAGATTAAAGATATAATGGCTAGTTTAGAAAAGGAATCACAAGATCCAATAGTTCAGATGGTTAAGACAGGTATGCCTCCCGGCATGGGAATGCCTCCTATGGCTGGAGGGCCACCTCCTGAGGCTGGTATGGCTGGTCCCGGACCAATGGAAGCAGGAGGCCAAGAGCCTGCCGAAAATATACCTCCGACAGCAACTGCAGAATCAACAAATACTTTAGACATTCTAAAGTTAATGGAAGAGGGTGGTTGCTCCCCTCAAGCAATCGAAGCAATGAATGCTGTTTTATCCAGTAAAGATAAAATTACTAAAAAATCAACATAAAGACATCCTAGATAAGATTGATGGTTAAGGTGACAAATGTTAACTAATGTTTTTGAAAATAGAAATCGTTACTTCGCTAACTTAATTAAGTTAGGAGATTTCCTTGGAAGATCAATAAGAGAAAATATAGAACTATTTTCTATTGATGGCAATGAAGCGACTTTCATTACTGAAAGTAATAAAGTTCTAAAAGGAACTTTTGATCCAAGTAAACCTCACTTGTTGCAAAATATAAAAGTCGAAAGCACTGATATATTTGAAAACAAAGATGAGTTCTCAAAAATAGTTGATAACAAAGTTTCTAACTTTTTATCTAACGTAATTGAAAATGATCTGATAACTGCTGAGAACAGCTTTGATGATGTTCTTAAGTTATGGGAACTTAGGTTACAGTTTGATGTCACCAAAAAGAAGCTTAATGAGAAGTCTCAAAGATTACAAAACTCAAAAATCACTGAGACCGAAGAGTTTAAGAGAGTTTTAGAGACAAAAGATCTTCTTGTAAATTACTTGAAGACAAACTCAAAAGTAATTTCTAAGATATCCGAAGTTAAGAACGCAATAAAATTAGCATCAGCGATTTCTGAGTGTTTTAATCTTCCAAAGATTGATTTAGATAGTTTAAATGAGTCAACCTATAAGATTCCCGGAAGAGTAACTCAAAATCTTTACGAGCACTTAACTAAGTCTGAGTTAATAAGCAAAGAGTTAAATGAATCAAAAGAGAGCTTTAATTCAATCTGGTCTACAAGAGACGAGATTGTAAATTTAGCTGCAATGATTTATGAGCAAGACAATAACAAGGTTTATGAGTCTTTAGCTCAAACAATTCATACAATACCTTACTTTGCTTTTGCAACAAAGAAACAACTAACTGAAAGTTTTAGAACAGTTTTAAGTGTTTTAGAACAAGATTACAGCGAAGTAGTTCTTAAGAAGTTTGTTTCATTAATATATGAATCTAAGAAGCCAGTAAAGAATTATTTGGTTTCTTTACTAAATGAGAAGTATGGAATAAACGTTGCTAACTTAACAGAAGTTCCAACCTTCTCAACTTTAGCAAACACAGAAGCTTTGATATTTGAAGCATTATCATTAATGACTCCTAAAAAGTCTAATCTTAGAAGAGTATTAAGTGAGATGGCAGAAATGCTTAAAGACAAAAATGGAGTTGATACCATCGATGTCGCTGATTTTTTAAATGAAGTTTTCGCTCAAGCTCAATACAAAACATTTATCAACGAAACAAGTTTAATGAATTATCTCGACTTTAACAGAGTCGCAGATGATTTAGGTAAGATTGGAGCAGTCCTTAAAATGATCCAAGGCAACATGAAAGGTGGTGCTGGGGATCTAATGGGACAAGATATTGGGGGATTAACTCAAGCTCTTCAACCAGAAGGTGAAGAGGAGATGACAGACGATGATCAATACGGGGCAGAAATTGATGCCCCAGAAGGATCTGAAGAAGAAATGCCAGAAGAAGACATGGCTTCTGATATGGGCGAAGAAATGCCTGAGGAAGATGCTATGGCACCAGAAGGAGAGGATAACGATGATGTAGCCGCTCCTACAATGGATTCAGAGGATGCCGCTGCCGAAGCAATGGGAATGGGTGGCGAGGAAGGTGAAGAAGAGGAAGTCCCAGAACAAGATAATGAAGAACTTTTAGGTAATCTAAAAGAATTAGAAGATCTAATTGCTCAACTTAAAGGAGATATAGGTGTAGAGGATGAAGCCTTTGCCGGAGAGGAAACTCCAGAGGAAGAGGCTATGGAAGATCATGAAATGGGTGAAGAAAATGAAGAAGACGAAGGAGATGGAGATGTCAACATTGATGTTGATACTTCTGATGCTGATGCAGATTCCGACAGCGATGATGATGAAGTCCACATCGACATCGATTCCCACAAAGACGAAGAAGACGCAGACGAGGAAGAAGAAGAGGAAGAAGAAGGTGAGGACGAAGAAGAAGACGAGGAAGAAAAGCAAGAAGAATCAAGCCATGAAGGTTTGATTGGAAAACAACATCGCATAGATGTTAATAAAAATGGCGAGCTAGATAAGAATGATTTTAAGATGTTACGCAAAGGTCGTAGAGGCAAAAAGTGATAGCCAATGCCATATCAACATCCTTTAGTTGTAAGGTACGATGATGAAGGTCGTGCTGATGGTCTCAAAGAAACTAACTTTCTTGTAGTTTCCTCTATTTCTGCTGCTGATTGGGTTGGACTCCCCGTTGCAGGAGGAGGATTAGCCGTATCAGATGCAGAAGTTGGACAAATATATTTTAGAGAAGATGCAGGCTCTGCTAGTGGTATACCCTTACCTAATCCCAATACTAGTGGTTATTTAAACGTATCCACAAATAATGCTGGTGAGCCAGTCTACTCATGGGGTCCGGGTGGGGCAGCAGGTATTCCTCCCTATTCCGTCAATGCGACGGGCGATCCTGACGCTGAGTCGGTATGGACATTTAACGGATTAAATGCTGAATTTATAACTCCTACAGAATTAAATACAGCCTTAGGAAGTTATGCTCAAACAACGGCTTTAGATGCTTTCGTTGAAATAGATGACGCTGGTGCAACTAATGAAATTTATTATAAATCAGGTGACAACACTGCTGACGGGATTGTTGCTCCCGATGCAGCGGGAACTTATTTAAGTTGGAACGGGACAGGCTTTGCTTGGCAAACCCCGGCAGGAGCTTCTCCCCCAGTACAAAGTACTACCGAAGCTAGTCTTTGGTATTTTAGTGGTATTTCAGGGATCGCTGTATCTGCGGTGTCCGCAGCCTCAGGAGCTTTTATAGGAAAAGCAGTATTTACTGGGCCTAGGCAAGTAATCTACTCTACGCCAGCTAACACACCAGCAGTAACAACCGCAGGAGGAGCAAATCAAGTTCTTTCAATAGATGGTCCAGCTACAACTGTAGTATGGAGAAATCTAAGCGAACTACCAGCATTAACTGCTATAGACAGTAGAGTTGGCACCATTGAGGCAAATTATGTTTCATCTGAGGAATTTGATCAGCTTACAACTAGTGCCGCTCAAATAAGTGCTGTTGTAAATACTATAAATAGTACTTATATAACTACCGCTGCTGCCAATGCAGCTTATGTAAATGTTAACGGAGACACCATGACGGGTGCTCTTACTGTTAACAACAATTTAAATGTTACTGGGAATGTTGTTGTAACTGGAACTTCAACTTTCCAGTCGCCAGTTATTGGTATAGACGGCACAGAAATAACAGTAACTAAGCTAGGTGGTGGTAATCCTGCACCAGTTCAAACAATTGGGTTTAATATTCCAGCCCAAGCAGCTAGTACTGTTGAAAAATATGTGCAACAAGTAGATGGGTTATTACATTTACATACTTATGGTTTTTTAGCTCCAACCGGAACAGATACTCCGGGTCACTGGAATGAATCTCAATTAATAAATGTATTAAAAGACAATTTTGCTTCCGCTACAACTTCAGCATTAAGTGGTTTGTCTGATACTAATATTACTACAACTCCTCTTGATAATTATATTTTAGCATGGTCCTCTGCGGTAGCTAAATGGATTGTAAAAGAGAATAGAGCTAAAGTAGCGTTTCCTCAAGCTGTTGGGGAAGGAGATATAGAAGATCCAAATTTAGCGAACCACATACTAATCCTTTCTTCTAATTTATCAGATGTAGAAGTTTCTAATTGGAATATATCATCAATAGAACTACACTTAGGTAACATAAATCAAGTAGATGGAACAGAAATTCACCATTATTTATCCTCTCTAGATCAAAGATATGTAAATCTATCCGGCGATACAATGACCGGAGATTTAAATGTCCCAACAGTAAGTGCTTCGTTCATTAGTGGTGTAGACTATATTCAATTTGACACCAATGTTCAAAGTGAAACTGCTGAAGGTAGAATTACTTGGGACGATACTTTCAAAACTCTCATAGTAGGTACAGCAGCAGGAAGTTTGTTTAGGCTAGGCCAAGAAGTTTCATTAAGAGTCAGAAATAAGACTGGAGGCCCTCTATACAAGGGTCAAGTTGTTTATGTTAGCGGAGTAGAGACTAACCTTCCAACGGTAGCATTAGCATCTGCATCGGCTGAAGCAAGTACCCATAAAGGTATGGGAATTCTAAAACAAGATATTCCTAATAATAATCAAGGGTTGATGATGCTTCTGGGTAAGATTTTTGATATAGATACCAGCATTTACTCCCCCGGAGATGTCTTGTATCTAGGGACAACCCCCGGATCTTTTACAAATGTGTATGCACAAGCTCCGAATCACCCAGAATTGATAGGAGCAGTGTTAGAGTCTGATGCAATCAATGGAAGTTTATTAGTTACAATTCAACATGGATATGAAATTAATGAACTTCACAATGTAAGCAGAACTCCTGCATCTGCTACAGGTCAAGTATTGGTTTGGAATGATACTAGTGGTTATTATCAACCCGGATCTCACAATGATCTTGCTGGATTGACAACAGGTAACCCACATACTCAGTATGCTACTTTGTCTGGAGCTACGTTTACAGGTCAAGTATTAATTCCTTCTGGATCTTCCGTCGCTCCCGGATTAGCTTTCTCTAACTCTACTAATACTGGATTAATTCACACAACTAACAGATTAACTTCTGTAGTTGGGGGTACTAATCAATTTAGTATTACAACTGGGGGTGCCTACGATTTCTTCAGTGATTCAGCATTACTAAGGTTAGGTCAAGTTGGAGATGTTACATTATCCAGAACTGGAACTGGAACCTTACAAATTGCTAGCTCAGTTTACGTCCCTCTTACATTATCTGCTGGAACCGTAAGGGCGACAACAGTATCAGCAACTACTTATCAAAATCTTCCAACCGATGTAAGACCTCTTCCATTTACAATATTTAACCCAACTTCGGGCTTAGTTGTCCCTCTATTTTATGGAAAAGATCTTACTAATATAAATGAAATTCAATCTGTGTTGGTAGGAGGAACGTCCGCATCTTGGAGTATTTACGAGACTGCAGATGCTTCAGACCCTGAGGGTGGTACTGAAATAATTTCTAGCCAAACTACAAATAGTACAACTTCAGGAAATAATCATTCAGGCTCCACTTTTACTGAAAATTGGATTGTGTTAAAAATTCATACAGTAAGCGGTGCTATTACCCAGTTACACTTAACTTTATTAACTAATTAAAATGTTTTTATCTGACACTAATCAATCATTAAAAATAACATTAGAGGAAGCAACAGTAACAAGCTCCCTTCATGTTAGTATTGATTATGCAGACCACACCTCAAGAATTCCAGTAGCAGGTAATGAATCACTTTTAATAAGCACTACTGGAGTTAATACCATATTAAATCCGGCAACAAGTCCAAATCAAAGACAAATTAAAGGAATTTCAATTTTTAATGCAGATACAATAAGCCACAATATAACAATAAGCCAATTTTATTCTGCAACAGAAATAACAAGAAAAAAAGAACAAATACCAGCAGATAAAACTTTACAATACATAATGCATAAAGGTTGGTCTCTTCTCTAGAATGATAAATACATTTAGACATGATTTTATCCACACCAAATTACTTATTAGAAATATATCTTAATTCCGCTTCACCGGATGAGGAATTATTATTTGCAGTAAGTTGGATTGATCATAATAATGGAGCTACTTTAGGGTCTTATGGTGGACAAACTAATGGAACAATCCCGGTTACCATGGTTTCTGCTCCATCCACTGGAACAAAGAGGCAGATTCAAGAATTATCTGTTTACAACCCTAATGCAACTGCAGTAACTGTAATTGTTCAAATAAAAAATAATTTAGCTAATATAACCAGTGTAAAGAAAAAACAACAAATAGAGGCTTATAAAACTTTACAATACACAGAAAACGGTGGTTGGCTAATAACCGATGTAGATGTTGCGGCACTAGCAGCACAATTAACTGTAACTCAAAACAAGGTAACTGTATTAGAAACAGATGTCTCTTCTTTACAAGATGCAACTGAAGGAATACCAGAATACACTTTTATAAATCCAGATAAGATAGCAACATCTGCTACAAACATTGGATTACAGTTAAGATATTACGCACCGTCTAGTTTTACTTCTGCTCTACCTCCAACCCCATCAGAAAACCACCCTTTTCTCGTCGTTAAATCAGATGGAACTGTAGATGCTTATGATTCTTATGGATGGAATGAGTTTAGTGCTCACTATACAAATGTAACTCAAAATCACTGGACCTTAGCTCAATTAAATAACAACTACGTCAACACCTCCGGCGATACAATGACCGGAACGTTAAACACGCCTCAATTAAGTGCGACTACGGTTAGAGCAATAAATTATTCCGGGATATATCTCGGGTCTAACATACAAGACGTAAGAATTCAAAGTTTAGCAAGCGGGCAATCATTAGAATATAATGGTTCTTCTTGGGTTAACACAAATCCAGTAAAAGCATTTAGTCAATTAACTGATGCATTTTTTATTGATGATTCAAATGCTGGAAAGTTAGTCTATGTTAGAGAAGACGGCACTGGTTTAAGCCATTTAGCTTCCAGTTTATTTCAACCAGCAGGGGATTACGCCTACTTATCTGGGGCTGAGTTTAGTGGTAATGTAACCGTATTTGCTCACTTAGCCGCTGTAACTAAATCCTTTTTAATTAAACACCCATTCTTTCCTTTAAAGAAATTATTAAGATACGCCTGTCTGGAAGGCCCGGAAAACGGTGTTTATGTTAGAGGTCGCTTAATAAATAGCGATATAATAGAATTACCGGATTACTGGAGGAAGTTAGTTGACCCGGATTCGATAACCGTGCAAATAACTCCAATAGGATCTAATCAAAAGTTATTCATAAAAAAGGTAGAAAATAATAAAGTCTATCTCGATTATGAAAGTTTTACTGACTATATAAAGATAGATTGTTACTATTTGGTACAGGCAGAACGATGCGATGTGCCTAAGTTGATTGTAGAGCTATAAGGAATTCATCATGACTAACGTTTTAATTATCCCTACCTCAGGTATCCTTGAATTTAACGCCAGCGCAGGCGCGGGCGGGGCCCCAGCAACCCTTGATTCAGCATACGCTAATGCTGTTAGATTAGAAATTGCAAGCAGCGCAACTCTTAAAGTAACTGGTAAGAATGCTAGTGAAAACAAGAGACTTGTCGTTAATGGTACAAATGGAGACGTTTTAACTGTTCGTGACGCAAGCTCAACAACGGAAGGAGCCACTGCATCACTAACAACTCCAGTAATTAGTGCAACCGTAATTAGTGCTACCACATACTATGGTATTCCGGGAATTGATTCCGGTCAATTCGTAGATACCACTGGTGATACAATGACTGGTCCATTGATTCTCGATGGATCTGCTCAAACTCACCTAATGCTTTCATCTGACGGTAGCATGTATGCTAGCGGATATGTAAGCGCAACGTCAGGTGTATTTTCAAATCTTTCTTCGACAGGCACGGTCTCATCTACGGGTAATCAATTAGCTGTTGGTGATATGTCCTCAACAGGAGCCCACAGGGGATCGTCAGGTGTATTTACTACCACTGTTCAAGCCCCTACCTTATCAGGTGGTACGTTAACAGTAACAGGTAACGCATCTGTTACAGGCACAGTATCCTCAACAGGTAACCAATTAACTGTTGGTGAAATGTCCTCTACAGGTGCTCATAGAGGTTCTTCAGGTATATTTACTGCAACCTTGCAAGCTCCAACAGTCTCAGGCACAACTGGAACATTTGCCACTCAAGTTACTTCACCAACTGTTTCTGGAACTACTGGTACTTTTGCTACACAGGTT